CTCCTAGTCAGGTTTTTGTGAGGGTTTCCGTACTAAGAAAAACCCCCATCCCTTTTCAGAGAGGAGCTTAGAGCTCGAGAGGTTGCTCAACTTCGCACCGCGTAGCGCTGAGCAATTTTGTGGGGTTCTTACCATAGGCAAGAATCAAGGTTGTTTTCTTTTATTCCTAAACAATTAAAGGAAATGACTTCTAAGAACCCAAGCGATAAGGCCGCTGCGCGGCGCGCAAAATCACTTGAGACAGCCTCGAAGCTAGGGCTGTTTCTCTCTGATGCACTTGACAAGCTCCTCGGGTTGTATACCCACGGTGAGGGGGCTTGTACCATGGACACTGACGCCATCCACCAAAGGGCGTTGTCAGTCTTTACAATCCACGGGGGAGGTCAAGGCTGTTGTCAGTCCCTGAGCGGGCTGAAGCAGGTCTTATCTGAACCACTCGATGCGTTCTTAACGGAACGATCATCATGGCTCTCGCCTTACTTGACAGAGCTGACACCTAATGAGAGGTTTGGGCTGCTCGCCTCCTGGGCGAGTATAAAGAAAGGACTTCCCGACGCTTGTTCGTGTAGCGTCGAGAAACTTGAAAAGAAGTGGGAGGAACAGATTTCCCAGCCCCCACTTCCTCTTCCTCGTGCCTACCTACGCCACGTCAGAAAAGTGGCCGGTCGAATCTTTAGACCGGGGTGGGATAGAAACTACGCATCTCGGGTAGTGTCCAACTCACTTCCTTTTTCTTCTTGTGTTGAGGCAGACCGTAAAGAGGGTGGCGCTTATAGCGTCGGAAAAGAGGGTATCATCGATCAGATCTCGATGGGGAACTTGCCGGTGGATAGTTTCTCCTGCGAACAGTTGACAGTAACGTCAGCTGGTAAGTCTAGGGTCTTGATCAAGACGCCCGTCAATTGGAACTCTTTGCGTCCCTTGCATTCGTGTCTTTATGATCGAATTGCGAGGTTTAAGTGGCTCCTTCGGGGGCGTGCTACGACGCAGAAGATGAAGAGAGTGACGTCCGGCTTGGGAAAGGACGAGATGTTCTTGTCCGGTGACTATGAGGCCGCAACCGATACTTTGTCAATTGAGGTTGCGGAAGAGTTGCTTCGATGCGCTTTTCAAGATTCGAAGATTCCCCAGGGCGTCAGGGAGACTGCGTTAAAAAGTCTCCGTCCGCTCATTATGCTTGCCCGTGAGGGCCGGGAGATTACTCCCACGCGGGGGCAGATGATGGGATCCCTCCTTTCATTCCCATTACTCTGTCTTCAGAACTACGCTGCTACAACCTTTATTCTTGGCGATCGCCCAATGTTAATCAATGGTGACGATCTACTCACCGTTGTGACTCGTCGAGAGTATAAGGAGTGGCTGGAGAAGTTACCTTGTCTTGGCCTTAGACCTTCTAAGGCTAAGTGTGGGCTTCTCCGTTCGTTCTTTACCATCAATTCCACCTATTTCAAACTAATAGATGGATTACCACGTTACGCTCCCTTCTCGCGAATGAAGGCCCTGTTAAAGAGAGATAGTCCGTGCTTGCCGGACGGACAGGCGCTTCGTGAGTCCGCTGGGGGCCTCCGGGGATCTGCTCGATCTGGGTACGTTTCATTGTACCTAGATTTTTTCAAGAGAGCTATCTCATTGTCAAATCGGAGGTTGCGTGATCTGGGGTTATGGATGTCAAAGAGGTCCGCACCTTTATGGCTCCTGGTACGGGAGGCTGGTTACGAAGGAATGGCTGACGATTTATTTCGTCCTGTTCCGGCCGCGCCATCGACCGTCCAGGGGTTGGGTGTTCCTCCGGGGAGAGTGCCGTGTCCGAGGTACCTTCTCAAATCTAGACCCGAGATAGGGGCAGAGCAAGGCCGAATGTGGTCTGAGTACAAAGAGCTACGAAAGGACGATGTCGTCGTCCTTTCTCGTTGTCATCCCAGCTCTGCGGAAAAGATCCGTCGAATGTGGGAAAATTGGCTTGTTGACGTTAGTGTCTCAGGCGTCCACTCGTTGAGTTTTCGCGGTTCTCTCCTAAAGAATCGTATTAAAAGAATGGTCGTTTCGGAGCCGGCCGAAAATAAAATAACTCCTAGTCAGGTTTTTGTGAGGGTTTCCGTACTAAGAAAAACCCCCATCCCTTTTCAGAGAGGAGCTTA